ATTGTTCAGCCTTCATTTTTGGAAGGTTACCAACATCAATATAGAATACTCTACGTTCTGGAGCACGTGCTAAACGGTAAATAACTGCAGCATCTTCAAGCATACGCAATTGGTTGTGTGGCTTAATTGCTTTATGCAGATGCGATAATACTAAAGAATTTGTTTCATTTAAAATACCAGATGTACATTCAACGATCGAGTCTTTTGCAATTCTTACACCTTTTACCGAAGAAAAGTCTGAGATTGCTTTTGAGTTTTTATTCCCACTAAACCCTTTATCGTTAAAAATCCAATATTCATTCTTTACTTTTTTAAGAACTACGTCAACTTCTTTATCTTTAGACTTTGATACCTCTTTTACTTTACGTAGTTTACGAGGGTCGATGTAACGTAATTCTTGAATACCTTCTCTTAGCTTGTCGTTGTCGATCATTACGTGATAACGCAATCTTCCATCAACATACCAACGGCTAAAAATGTCATAACCTTTGTTTGAGAAGTCCATTAAATCCAAAATGTTTTGGAATTCTTCAGAAACAAGTTTTTTAATTTTGTCAGATAACTCAGTATCGTCTAGGTTAATATCAACAACACGTGAGTCGTCAGCTACAATAATAGCTTCATTTACAACATCTTCAATTGCTTTTGCAACTTCTGGATGCTGTTCCATTTGTCTATACTTTGTGATGAGTTCAGCTTCATTCTTAGCTGCCCCATCCATATCAATAAATGATTGTCCAAAAATACCACCAGAAGGTGTAGCAGCAATGGTTAACGCACCATCATCATCCGACGGTTCGACGAATGATTTAAGCTGATCCTCTTCTTCAGGTCTTTTTATTTCGAAACCGAAAATTTTCATGAAATATCCTTAGGAAACAGCAGGGTCAAAGCGACCCTGCTTACACTAAATTCAATTAGGCTTCACCAGTTGTTCCATCTGGTGCAGTGACACTAGTACCTGTTCCACCCAATCCTGTACGTGAAGAACTAATGTTCCACCAGTCGTATTGGAATGTTACTGTAAATTCTTCAATAGAATCGGTTGTATCCCAATCGACACCAATATCTGAAATCTCTACAGGAAAGATACCTTCAAAGCTATATGTACGAAGTGCTAAACCATCTTTACTATATTGAGTAACTTGAGCACGTGATTTGTAGTCAGCCGTTTGGCTTGAACCTGTTGCTCTTTGATTTTCTAAGTGTGTGTTAATAGCACTTGACCATTCTTCCATTGCGTTACGAATAAGAAAATCTTCATCATTTATTACTGTAACTGACCAAGTATCAAATGTTCTATCACCAGCAACTTTAATCTTACGACCAAAATATGGTACTTCAATTGTACCAAGAGTTGAAGCTGGCATTGTTGTTGATCGTACCATAAAAGGTACTTTCAAATCTGCTGCTCCTTGAATTGGATTCGTAATTTGGCATTGGAAGAGCGTAGGTCTCGCTCCTCCATATACTAGCTGGGATTTAATTTCGTTAATGTTAAAGGCCATGTCTTAAACTCCTTGTTTTAGTTATTTATTAGAAACGGCCAACGATTTCTTCAAATTCAACTCCTGTTCTCACCGAGACAAAGTTAAGTTGAATGAAGTTAACCGCACGAGCAGGTTTCACGTAGATATCACCAATAAACTCGTTACGATCAATGACGTCTTGTGTGTTATTTGTTCCGTCACACACAACTCTAAAATCTGTAATACCTCTACGGCCCTGTACATCTCTTAAGAATGGTTCTACAAGGTTTGTAAATTGTGCACGAGTAAACTCGTCATTGAATTCGAATAGAGTTGTTACTGCTGCTCTAGAAATTGCTTTTTCCATTACGATAAACAAGCGTCTTACGTTGATTCTGTCGAATGATGATGGTGATGGTTGTAATGTTTTATCGCCAAGAAGTACTGTACCTGCACCAGCTTGAATAACAACTGGATTGATACCCTTTTTGTAAATTTGATCACGCTGTGCTCTTGTTGGATTAAACGCTAGCTTAATAACGTTTTTGATGTTGCCTCTATTGTAACCAGCTGGAGAGAACCATGGATCTCTTACGTTGTCTGTATAGACACATGTACCCGCAACATCGCCATTAAGAGGCGTATAAATGTATGTATCGTTATATTTGTCATAGCGATACTTATATCCGCTATCCATTACAGCATATGATGAATTAATCGCAAGATCTGATCTAAATCCTGTTACTGCAGTAACCTCATTTCCTGAGTTGTTAACAACATCAGTATAAGCCGGTGAAATAAATGCTAAGCAATCTTTTCTTACTTCACAAATATTTTCAATAATATATTTGCCTAGTTCAGCATCACTTACTGAGCCTCTAGCTTTACCTTGAAGAACTAAAGAAATTTCTACTTCTTCTGGAGAAACGAATAAGTCATATCCGGATTGAAGTGAACCAACTGCAATATCTGCTTCGCCGTCACCATCGGCACCACCAGTAAGAGATGCTATACCGGCTTGCCAGCCCGTTGCGTCTGCTGTTGCTGCAATATAGTTTGATCTTTGATTAATTACGTTAATAATATAATTAGTTTGTCCTGTTGCTGTTTTTGCGCCAGCTGTTGTAGAAATGTTAGTAAACGTTTCTAGAACTGTATTTGCAGTACCTGTAAACATACCGTCTTCATCAACGACTGCAATGTGCACATGTCCCGCGTCTGGTGCGTCATCGAATACTGCATCATATGTTGCCGATCCGCCAAACGCTGCTGAATCAATAAGCTCAACTTTCAATGAGTCACCCATTGAACCAGCATATTTAGCTGTAATTTCACCAGCATCTGTTGCAACTGTATTTGCGCCTGCAGCAGCTGTAGCGGTATTAGCTCCAACGCGTACTACAAAAAGCTGATTACCGTATGCTAAAAAGTCAGCAGCAGTAAAAAATGTTTCAGCATTGAAACTTGAATCTGGTTTGCCAAAGCGATTTGCTAGGTCAATTTCTGATGAAACGAGTACACGTTCATCCATTGGGCCCCACTTAAACACACCAGCAATTGCCCCTTCGGTTGTAGGAACTGATGGAATAACAGTAGTAAGATCGACCTCACTAGTGTTAATTCCTGGGCTTACCTGAAATGCCATCTTATTTCTCCTTTTGTTATCTAGATAGTATAACTAACTCATGAATTCTCTTATTATTTATAAAAACTCAGATTACCATAACCATGCATCTTGACGTGGTATACTAATAATGCTATCAGTTTCTTCAGTTCCATCGTCGTAAAATCCAAAGGGCGTTAAGTCATCTATCATTTGTTCTTCTGTCTTTTCGCGTAAAGCTGCAAGAGTATTTATGTCAGTAAGATCTTTGAAAAACGGTTGATCTGCTAACCATCCATATAATACTAATCCCATTACAAGGTCGTCGTGGCAACCAGACTCAGCTTCATATGAATTACCTCTACGTGAAAAAGTAGATAATTCTTTTATTGTTTCAAAGTCGTTGAGTATAAATTGCTCTTGTTCTACCATCATTTTAAGCATATTACAACCAATTGCTTTTACGCTTTTAGTGGTTCTTATACCTTTATCTACATTTCTACCAAAACCACCAGATATTCGCTTACCGCTTCTACCAGCTGACTCAGTAAAGAGTAAACTTTCAACTTCAAAATCATTATGTAATATTTCAGAAACTTGTTCACCAATATCATTAATTTCTACTAGCGTTAACGCTTCATTATATGTTTTTGTTGTACGCCATATGATTTCTGCATAATCCATAGGTACAATCATATTATCTCTAAATGTACAAACTTGTTTATATGGCATTTTAGTCGCGTCAATAATATGAAATGCCGAATAGTCTAAACCTTTTCCTCGTGATACGTCAACTACACATATATATGTACAACCTTTCTTTGGCTCTTCGTACATACGCAAACCATTTTTTTCGAGAATTGGTTCTTTAAATACGAGTGATTTTAATTTACCGCCACTAATAAGAGTACCAGAAGATCCTAGGAATTGACACTCAAATTCTTGCGCAAACTTTTCAGTGTCAAAGTCCATAGCCGCAAGTGTTTCATCTTTCCATACTGTATTTCTTCCTGGCACTTTCCACCATGGAACTTCAATATAAATGTATCCATTCTTATTTTCCTTTGCGCCTTCACATGTTTTATAGAAATGATTTAAACCATTTGGCGTAGAAGTAAATAGAATCTTTGTAGTATTACCAGACGAAATAGTAGGAAAAACCGAAGCAAAGAATTCATCCCAGTTTTCAACGAATGCGGTCTCATCGATATATAGAAACGAAATAGATTTACCGCGAATAGCAGAAGAAGATGTAGCTGCAGCAATAATCTTACAACCATTTTCAAATTCTACCGAACCTTTATTCCATTCTACTACACCTTGTTGCATCCACTTAGGTAAAGCTTCATATGCAATTTTAATACGATCAAGAATCTCACGTGCTGAGTCACCTTTGTTTGCGAGCAGTGCTACGGTTTTATGATCGTTAAATAGTACGTAATGTAAAATAACTGCAACTGCTGTAGTAGTTTTACCAGCCTGACGCGACGTATTTACAGCTACTCTACGAGTATTTGTAATGGATTTTGCAATCTCTTTTTGATAATCATACATTTGAATAGGGATAAGACCGTGGTCTACATGCACGATTTTAATATAAGACTCTGCAAAGTATATAGGATCTTTTGCACATTTAATCCACTCCTGAAGCATTTCGGGAGTAAATTCTATTTGTACGCCTTTTCCTTTAATGTTTTGGTTACCATTGTAACCTTTAACTTGTAAAGCATCAATCATTAGTTTTCATATCTTTAAGTAACTGCTGTAGGTCTGCTGTGCTTCCTACAAACAAGTTATTATTAGTAACCTTCTGTTTTTCTTCAGGTGTTTCTTGTTTCTTTTTCTTTTCTGCTAACTCAACAAGATCTTTGTTAGCATCCATTAATGTTTTCATAATAGTAGAAACAACTTCATAAGCTCGAGGATGTTCAGACGCACGTGCTACGTTTAACATATCTTCTAGCGCTGAAGAACCTTTTTCTATTACGTTATAAAAGTTTTCTCGAGCGTATGTAAAATCGTTTTCTATGTCAGTCGGTGGTTCTACTTTTTCGACTGGTGCCGGATCATATATATCGTCAAGTGGTACCATGTCTAAAGAATCATCAATTTGCTTGTTCATTCGTCATCCACCGTTGTTATAATAGCTGCCCAATCGTCGTCGCCGGCGATATTGGCGT